GGACAGGTACTCGAATAGCGTCAGATCTCGCTCTTTGATGATGCGGGTTACGTTGGTGCTCATTCTGACAGGCCATCCTTCGCCTCTTGCAGCATCGCGATGATCTCATCGATCTCTTCGCGCGTGGATCCAAACCCAACGGTTTCGCAGTCGTGCACGTATTCAACGATCACGTACATGTCGCCATCGTGACCGCGCCGATGAAAGATGCGAACATCGCCATCTTTGGTGGTCTTGTCGTAGGCCATTACTGCGGCTCCTCTACGGTTTGCTGCGGAGTGCCTCGCGCCGCTTCATTGGCTCGACGTCTCTGCCATGTCAGAATTGCACCGCGGCAGCGCATCGTCGCCCCATCGCATCGTTCGTGTCGACACGAACTCGGGCTACATTCACACCCGTCCGGAAGAACGGCGGACGGCGCCGTAGGAATGACGACAGGTGCCATGTGCTCCACGGAACATCCACCCGCGCGTCCTTCCAGACTCACAACAACCTCGCCGTGCCCCAATGTCCACGCGGCGGATCGTGTCGCCCGTCGCTCATACTCGCCATGTCCAAGCGCGGGCTCGAATAGAACCACCGTCCCGACTGGATAGTACGCATTCCACAGTTCAGCGGTCATCTTCAACATCTATTTGCTCCCGTCTTCCACCGGACGTTTGAAGTAGAGGACCGCGGTCGGCGATGTATCGCTCATACTCCCATTTCGTTCTCACTATCAGTTCACCATAACCATGCCCATCGCTAACGTCCATGGCTGACCCTCGCAGATCACCAACCATCGTTCCAGGCGTCGCCAACATGCAAGGCGGGCGCGGCCCACAGGTTATTGACTACCTGATACCACTCGACCGTCCGCGCATGTACCGGTGGTCAGATGTGAGCGACGACGTGGACAACGCCATCACCGCGATTCGCCCACAGGGTGGCGCGGCTGGGGCGTGGCTCGACGTGCCCGAGTACGACCGCGGGACAGACCTCACGGATGCGAGCGTGACCATCAGGCCATCTGGCAACCGATGGCGCGTGCTGCCCGCTGCGACGCTGACGACTGACCGCGTGCTCACATTGGGCGCACCGACCGCAACGGAGACCTTCCGTGCGGGGCATTGCATCCTCATCACCAACCAGGGACAGGCGCGTGTCCTCACGATCGTGAATGGTGGTCCTGCCGCGGGCAACGTGGCCGTTATGCCGGTGACTTCCAGGTCCTGGTGCCTCGCGATGTGGGACGGGACCGACTGGATTCATAGGGCGTCTGGGTTGGCGCTGGCGGCCACGTAGCCCAGGTGCAAACGAATCGCGACGCGTTCAGCGCTAGAAAACCCAGCTAGCTTCGGCACTACCATAGCCGACACATCCGCTTCCGCATTTGCGGTCAGACCGCTCAAACCACGGACCAACAACCTCCAGCATCGCCGCCAGGCATTGTCATTCTTTCGGCGAGTGTGATAGGCGCGCCTGTGGATCTTTGCCAATGTGTGGGCCGCAAGACGAAGGTTGTGCGCCGCCGCGTAGTTGGCTAAGTCCGCACAGGCCCTTTTCATGTCTGCCATCATCTCATAATGGCTAGACAGAGCCATAGTTATGCCGATCATGGATCATCGCCATGGCCGATGGCGCGGCGGACATCGTCGAGGGCGACGGTTGCATCGCACATCCCATAAAATTGCCTGTATCGACTGCGCTCATCCTCGATGATTCTGAGGCAGCGCTCTCGCTCCTCCCGTTTGGCCTCCGCGATCACAGCCAGCAATTCAGCGATTTGCTCGTCGGCGTCCGGGTTCTCGTAAACCGATGAAAAGAGAGTCGTTCCGTTGTCCGTCGTGAGATAGAAGTTGTGGTTGTCGCGCGAGGCTCTCACAACATCCTCCACAGACCGACTGACCAATACGCCGCACAGGCACCCAACCCGAGCGCCCCAAGTGCCTGAAACACCGCGGTCGGGATCGTGTCTGTGTCCCCATTTCGCGCGCGCCACGCATCGAACGCGTCACGGCTGCATAGCAATGCAGCGAGAAGAGCGCCTACGACGGCCATGCCACGAAGAAACGGGCGCTGCTCAGGCGCCCAACAGATCTCATGAACGATTGCGCCAACTGCCAACGCCGCGAGGACCGACAGCGCAACGACCAGGCCGACCCCACGGCGAAAAAGCTTCGCTATCCAGACGTCATCGAATTGACGAAGCCTCCAGATCTTGACAGTCGCCCGAGATACCAGCCCGGCCGCGGCGACGAGCGTTAGCAAGACGAATACCTCAATCATCAGCATCTCTAGGTTCATAGTCCTCCACTTCGCACCATAACCATCGGCGCCCGCGCCGCAAGGTCCTTGACAATGCAACGTTACCTGCTCGTGCGGGGCAAACTAAGCTCCGATGGACGGCCGATCCCGGTCTCCAACCCACACCACCTGGATTTCCGCCCTCAGCGATTCGCCGGGATGAAGTCCAGAGCAACCCCGCCGGAGCATGTCCGCGCCCCGCTCGATCTGTACGAGCCGTGTGAGGAGGCGATCCTTGACGATCCGCTTCTCCGAAAGGCGATTCGCAAGGGCGAGCTTGATTTGATCGCGAAGGTGCCAGCGCGCGACGTCGTGCACGCCAGGACGTTATTCGAGGCAATGCCGCGGCAACCGACGCCACCGCAAACGACGAGTGCACCGTCGACCAAGAAGCAGAGGGAGGCCACCAATGGCTGAAGGGTTCCCGCTCATCGGGATTGATCCGGCATCGCCGCTCGCCGAGACGCTGCGTGAGATCGCGTTCGCGCAGGACATCGGCGGCACGGGCGTGGCCGAGCGCGCGATGGTGATCGTTGCAAACGCGACGAGCGACGGCAGCGCGTATCCATCACCAGGTGCATCGTCGGTATCGATAAGCGACGTCATCGTGGATGCCGCGGACCTCGAGGCTCGCTACGGAAAGCGCTCCGAGATCCGTTGGGCGCATTGGGCGATCCGCGCGGTCAATCAAAACATCCCCATCTTCGTCGTGCCATCCGTCGAGGGCAGTGGCGCCGCCGCGGCCACGAAGGACTTCGTGTTCGCCGTCACCTCGACCGGCGCCACCACGTGCGTGGTCGAATGGGGTGGTGAGTCGATCGAAGTATCTGTCGCGACGGGCGACCTCCCGGCGACGATTGCCGCCGCTGTCAATGCGCGCATCAACCAACAGGTTTATTGGCCGTTCACGTCTGGCGTGTCCACCGCGACGGTCACGCTCACGGCGGCGAACCTTGGGCCTCGCGGCGACCTCGTTATCGATCGCGTCCGGATGTTCTTCCGGAATAGCATCGCGACGACGATCACTCCAGGAGCGATCACGTCAGGCACGACCGCCGATGACATTACGCCCGCGCTGACCGCGCTCGCTACGGAGAACATTTATTACCACGTCTGCTCTGCGCACGTGGTCACCGCGCCGACCGCAACCGACAACGGCATGGGCGAGTACGCGACATTCATCAAGACGCAGGCGCTCCCCGCAAATGGCAAAGAACAAATCGTCGGCTTCGGGTTCGTGGGCACGCAGGCGCAGGCCACGACCGTTGCGACCGACTCCGATATGAACACGGCGCGAGCGGTTATCTTCCACGCGGAAGATAACGACTGGACGCCGATCATGATCGGCGCGCATTGCATGGCGGCGAAGGCATTGCTCGAGTCACAACACCCGGGCGCGAACCTGAGCGGGTACACCAACACGGACTCAACGCCGTTCATTATCCCCGACCCGTACGACAAGACCGATAGGCCGACGCGCGCGGAACTCGTTGCTGACCTCAACAACGGGGTCACGCCGATTGAGTTCGACTCGTCGGGACGGGCGAGGATCCACCGACAGATCACGACATACAGCGTCGGAGCCGCCGCCAACACGAAAGACTATCGCGCGCGCGAGGGGCACATCCCCAGTGTCGCCGATTATTTCTGGGCGCAACTCAAGAGCCGGTACGCGGCGCAGAAAGCGAACCTGCCTTTCGTGGCCGACGATCCTCCGCAGGGGGCAAAGCCGCTCGCGCTCACCGCTACGCCGTCGCTCGTGCGCGCCATCATCACGAAGCTCATCACGGACATGTGCGGGCCATTCATTCAGAACTCGGCGGTCCTCGATTCGGGCCGCCTGAACGAGATGATCAACGCCGTGCAGGTCGTGCGCCTGGCAGACGGGTTCTCCGTTCAGCTCGCGGTGGCCGCGGTGCTTCACAACAACAAGGCGTTGTTCAAGATCAACGAGATCTCGCCCGCCGTCTGAGACGAGGACATAATGGCTGTCACAATATACGATCAAGTCTTCGCTTTCATCGACGGCAAGCTGCTCACCGAGAGCACGTCTGTCGCTGTCGAATTGCAGGGGGACGATCAAGACGTAATGACCATCGTCAAAGGATGGTCCGGTGTATCACCGTCCCCCAAAAAGATCATGGTCTCGTTCGAGAACGTCGTGCCAGTCACGGGGTTTGAGTTCGATCCTATGACGTCGTTCAATTCGACGACCATTCACGAGTTGCTCCTTGTGCTTGGCGCCGCGGGCAAGCAACTCAAGTCGACCGGTCTGGTGCGTGCGCCAAAGGTCAACGCGGGAGTTGGGCAGACGACCACGCTTTCGTTCGAGTTCCACGGAACGCCGGACACGTTCAAGTGAGCGCATCGAAGACAGAGTGCTTATCGCCAGACGACGTTAAGAACGCCATCGTGCAGGCCATCGCAACCGGCAACACGGAATACGCGCTCCGTGGCCCACGGTGCATTTCGTGCGACAAATGGCGTGACGAGGTAGACCACATGGTCATACTTCGCAAAGATCACCGGTCGCTCTATCGTGCTACATCCATCTGCTCTGAGTGCATCGAGGTGTGTGCCAGCGTTGTAGCCCACCGCCCGTGCGCATGCCAAGCCGCAATAAGTAGCTAGCCAATGAGGGGACCGCCCCCGCATATCAAACCAGCTCGCCTGTGGCGTATGCTCATCCAACGGCCACGGCCAACATGGGCGCTGACGTACAGGCTCCCGGATGCGCCGGGCACACCCCTCCGCGCACGCGCGCTGACGGCGCCAGAAGAGGCCAACGCACTGTCTGACGTGCCTGAGGGTCTACCAAACGACGTAACGCGGTCACAGGGCATGCTGGCGCTAACAGCAGCATGTCTGTGGACCACGGCGGGCAAGGCCTTCAGGAGCGCGAGCGAGATCGCAGGCTGCCTCGACGACCGAACGGTGCTCGACCTGACGATGGCAACGATGGCCGCGCTCGACGTGTGCTCACCGTCCTACACGCGCTCTGACTGGAAGGCGTGGGAGTTGGCCTTGGTCAACGGCGCATCCGATCGGTCCAACATCACACACGCTATGCACATGACGATGTGCGCCGACGTAACCATCGGCTTCGGTGGCTCGTGCACCATTGGGAGGCCGGACAGATATTTCGGCCTGCCAGTAGCTGAACTCACGGACGGCCACCTGATGGCATTCGAAGCGGCTAGGACCGCTGCAGAAAAACTACGATCCAAATGAATCCAGCTCTCAAAAATCTCCAGCCGCAGCCCAAGGTCGAGACGGAGGACAAGAGCGACCTAGCGAAAGCAATCGAGGCGTGTGGCCGCGTTGGCAAGTCATTCCCGGTGGTTGGCCTTACCGGCATGACCGAGACGGGCATTCGAGATATCCAGACCATATATTTTCAGCGTGCCGTCAAAGCCGAGGAAGACGATGCTGTTATCGCCGCGCACAAGTACGCGGCCACGCGAGCGGCGGAGGCTGGCCCCGGCGCTGAGGCGGCGCGCCAGGACATGGACATCCTGCTCGACACGAAGCAGTTGGAGATCCTATCCCGCGTGTGCAGGCGCGACGACGACAGGAAGTACCCAGCATTTCCAGGTCCCGAATGGATGCGGAAGAACCTCGCCACGGACCAGATCGGGATGCTCATTCACCTCTACAACGAGATGAAGAAAGCGGTTGGGCCGACGCCGGAAATCCTGACCGACGACAACGTTGATGCGCTGATGGCAACCGTAATGGCGGCGAGCGATCCAGCGGGCTCCGTCATTCAGCGCGTCCTCGCGAGCCTGCAGCGCGACGTGCTCACCGAGGCGTTTGTCAAGATCTGCGTCAAGTACGATGTCCTCAAGAATGAACTGACGGAAGCGATGCTCGCACTCGATGCTCAGCGAGAAGAACTTCAAGGACTACGCGGCGAACCACCGATGATTGTGGCAGCCGATGCCTGATAGCGTCGACATCTCGGAGGTCCTTGCCCTCACGCAGGCCGCGCGCGAGTCATTTGCAGGTCACCCGCGCGAGATGTTGCGCGTCGTCGCCGACGTAGCCGAGGTCGAGCGACGGACGCACGAGTGGCGGAACATCACTGGCCTGCTCGAAAAGAACACGCGTGCAGAGGTGGAAGGCCACGACAGCGACCCGTATACGGTCGCGTTGGTCATGGCGCGGCACTACGCGTCCAACGTTCGGAAACGCGGGCGCACGGACATCGACAAGCGGCGGGACGAGGCGAGCGCAGAGATTGACTTCTACTTTGATGGGGAGGCTGAGCGGCTGAGCCGCATGTAATCAATGGCCGAGATCCGGTATCAGTTTACCGCCGCTGGGTGGGATGGCGTCGAGCGCACATTTGAGAAAGCGGAAGACGCCGCCATTAGCTACCAGAGAACCGTCCAGCGAGCGGCGCGTGAGACGACATCGACCACGCGGAAAGCAGCGACGGAATCGGCGGGCATTGGGCGCGCTCACGCGAATAGAACAGTCACGCTCGCCCGGCAAATCGAGCGCGACCAGATGCAGGCAACGGAGCGTGACAAGGCAAGGCTGCGCGGCCGGCTGACTGCGGAGATCCGTGCTGGAGAGGCGTCTGGTAAGGCACAAGCTCGCACGGCCGAACAAGGCAGGCGCATTCGCGAACGCCACTTCGCGATGGAGAAAAAGCTACACGATCGGCGTGTTGCATTGGCGAAGCAAGCCGCAGAGCGTGAAGGCAAGGTCCGCGGCAAAGCGGATGCGGATCTCCTTGCACGTCGGCGCAAGTCGTCGATGTTTTCTGGCATCTCTGGCTACGACGTGGCCAACTCGGTCATTGGCGGTGCAGCCAAGGGCGCGATCGGTCTTGCGGCAGCAGGAGCAAGCGTCTTTGCAGGCGTCACGGGCGCAGCGGCGAAAGACGCGATGCGCCTTCAAGAGACGGCTAATCGTCTGTCTATCAACTCTCGGTCGAGCGGCAAAGGCTTCGTTGACGCGACCACGCTGCGCAAAGAGTTTGAGGCCACGGCTATTGCGACGCCAGGCGTTGGAAGCCAGGACATCGCCGAAGCCGTCCAAGCATTCGTCACCAAAACAGGCCGACTCGACGTCGCTCGGAAGATGTCGGGCACGTTCGCGACGGTCGCGAGCGCGACAGGCTCAGACGTTCAAGCCATATCTCGAGCGGCGTCGGATCTGTTTCAGAAGTTCGATATCACATCGATCGAACAGATGCAGGAGGCGCTCGCTGCGCTAACCTTCCAAGGCAAGGAGGGCGCGTTCGAGCTTGAAGCCGCGGCGGACAAGTTCGCTAAAATGGGCGCGGCTGCAGCGGCATTTGGTTTCGACAAGGGCGTCAAAGGCGTTCGTGCGCTAGGCGGGCTTTCGCAGATCGCTATGGCGTCCACGGGCGACAAGGACGTTGCGGCAACCGCGGTTGAGGCGATGCTGCGGCAGTTCGTCACGGAATCAGGGACGATCAAGCGGAAGACTGGCGTTAACGTCTTCGCCGACAAGACGAAAACAAAGACGCGCGACATCATCCATTTGCTCGCAGAGACGATCGCGGGCTCCGGTGGCGACCTCACCGTTCTTCAAGACATCTTCAAGGACGAGGGCGGCAAAGCGATCAAGCCGCTGATTGACACGTTCAATCGCGCACAGAATGAACTTGGCCCGAAGGCCACAAAGGAGCAACGCGCCGCAGCCGGCAAGAAGGCAGTAGAGGCCCAACTTAACACGGCCATTAACGCGCCCGGCACGTTCGCCGATGTCCAGAAAGACGCAGCACAGGCACAGACCACCGCGAGCGCGAAGATGGACGCCGCGTGGGAAAAACTGCAGGCAGCGGTGGGCGAAAAGTTGGTTCCAATTCTGACTGAACTCGCAACCGCGGCTGCCGACAGCAAGCCGCTGATGGACGCGTTCACCGTGGCGCTTGGCGCGATGGTCGACTTTCTTTACGCAACTGGCGTGATCACTCGCAAGGGAAAGACCACGGGCGAGATCGAGGAAGAGGCCA